CTGCCTGGCCGCCGTTGCCAGATCCGGCGTTGCCGCCCTGGCCATTGCCAGCGCCGCCCTGGCCGCCGTCGTCCAGGAGCTGAAGGTTGAAAAACTTGTGCATTGTTATTCCTCCGTTTTTGTGATGTGTCGTGAACATTCCCGCCGCATTTAGGGAGCGGCGTCTGCCCATAATAAAAGCGCCTCGCGGCGCTTAAACTATTGTAATATTTCCATAGCTGCCCTGGATCCCGTAGATCCCCAGCAGCCAGGTGTCGATCAAGGCCTTGCCGATGTCGTTCATCCTGGACCAGCTGATCCGGACGTCGCCGGGCTCGGTGGTGGCCTCGATCTGGAGGCCGGCGATCTGCCGCAGCCCCTCGATCAGTGTCAGCGTGACCGAAGACACGGCCGCGCAGATGATGTTATTGCCGGGAGGCACGCCAGCAGGCCGCTCAGCGTGCCCTGTGACGGTTATGCTGTTCTCATCGACGTGGATGTTGATCATGTGCTTGCTCCCTTCTGAGCGGCGTCCTGGGCCGCTCTGCGCTGCTTCTCGGCGCGTTCCTTCGCACGGTTGGCCGCTTTGGCTGCCTGCTCGGCTTGCCACTGCGCGTAGACCTGCGGGCTCGGTGAGATCCTGCCCGGAGTGCGTCCCGTGTAGATGCGCTCCGTCTGCTCCTCCAGGCCCATCGCCTTCGAGAAGCTGCGATACTGCTCCAGCTGGGCCTGGTACTTGCACTGGGCGATGGTGATGTCTTCCTTGTCAGCCCCTCCGGCACGAAGGAGCTGCACCTGCTCACGCCGGGCCCTCATGGCCGTCTCCATCTGCCTCTGCTTCTGGGTGGCCTCGTAGGTGGTGTACTCCTTGCCACGGAAGCGGCGCGGAGTGTTCTCCCTGGCGTTCTGCTCCTCCAGCCATTCGTCGGTGTAGAGCCGCTCGCTCACTCCGGGGATGAAGGGGTAGTAGGTGTGGCGGCAGTTCCAGCCCAGCAGGCCCGGACCGGTGCCCAGGCCGCACTTGGTCGTCAGCTGCTCCTTGGTGTAGACCTTGCCCTGCCATGCAGCGTGATCCGGACGAGCTCCGGCGTGCCATGTGACCTCGAAGTAGTCGGTCCCCAGCCGCTGGGCGTTCAGATCCGTGACGTGACCGGTGAGCTGGCCGAAGCCAGTGAGCAGAGCACGACGGGCGGCCACGTCCACGCGATTGTGCCAGCCGCTGGCGTAGTCCACGCCGTAGTCGCTGCCGCCATCGCTGAAGGCGTGGTCGGTCCGGAGCCCGGAGGCTGTCATCTGGCTGACCATACGGCGGACCAGCGTGTTGTAGTCGTAGGCGCCGTTGGCCATGCCGGTGATGGCGTCGTCCAGGTAGCCGTTGTAGACATCGGCCAGGGGCGTGAAAACTTTCCCGCCGTGGCCGTTGTCCAGCATGAAGCCGGTGCTCTTGGTGATGTTGTAGAGCTCCTCGCTGGACTGCTGCACCAGGGCGTCCGTGATCTGCTGGAGCTCGGGGTTTAACTCGTAGGGGATGAACTCCTTGCCGATCTGCTCGTAGAGGCTGCGGTCGCGGGTGTATTCCCGCTCGATGACCTCAGCGTAGAGCCGGCGGACTTCCTCCTCGTTTCCGTCCACGGCCTTCCGGATCAGGTCCTCGATGTCCTGGGTGCTGTTGCCCAGGATGATGAGGCGCTGGATCTGCCAGTCGGCCGAGTCGGTGATTGTGCCGGCCTTCCGGATCCGGCGGATGATGTCGTCCATGATCGCCATCTCCAGGTCCCGGAAGCGCTTCTCGACGCCGGCGGCCAGTAGGTCGTGGTAGCTCTGATCCATTACATCAGAACGCCGGCGGACTGGTCAGGCAGCTTGCTGGCTGCGACCTCCTCCGTCTCGCCGTACCACTTCGCGCGGTACTCCGGCAGGCCCATGGCGCCCATGGCGACGTCCTTGCGGTCCTCGGCTCTTTCCGTCTGCTTGTCTTCGATGATGGAGTCGTCGAAGTCGATCACGATGTCGGTGTTCTCCACCAGCTCGCCCACGTTGGCAGCTTTGCCCAGGCGGATGATGATGCGGATCAGATCGGTGAGAGCATCCCGGAGGATGATCTCGTGCTTCTGGATCGTGCGGTACATATCGGAGTTTTCGCTGATGACCTGGGTGGCCGTAGCGACCGCGCCCTTCTCGAAGCGATAATACTGAGTGCCGAAGCCACACTTGAAGCTCAGGAGGTTGAGATCGTTGTTGATGGCGGTCTCATGCTCCTCGATCCTCAGCTCCATGTTGACCTCGTGCATGGCTTCCTTGGTGTTCTTGAAGTAGTCCTCCGGCAGCGTGTAGAAGACGCTGTCGTCCGGATCAAATACCTGGGAGCCGTTGGCGTCGGTCAGCATCTCAGGCGCCACGAAGACGCGCTTGCGGCCGAGGGTGAACTCGTTGGCATAGCTGTCGTACTCCAGGTCGATCTTGGCCAGGACGTCGATGCTGTTGGCAAAAAGCGACACGCCCATCGGATTGGTGTCGTCCTCGTCCACGTTGTTCGCGATGTTCAGCTTGTCGATGACAAACTGGGGCAGGTTGGAGCCGGTCTCGACTCTGGCAGCCAAGCCCTCGAAGTGCGGGATCTCATTCCACTCGGCAGGCGTCAGCTCACGGCCGGCGCCGGAGCTGCACTCCACGACGCTGTTCTCGATGACGTACTGGTAGCCCAGATCCTCGCCGTTCTCGTCCTGCCAGGGCTCCAGCTTGTGGTGCTGGAACTGGGCGTACTTCTTGCGGCGGTAGGTCTTGGCGAACACGAAGATGCACTCCGTGATCCTGGAGTTCTCCCATGCGGTCGGGAAGATGTTCTTCGCTACCACATAGTCGATTTTGACGTCGGCGCTGATGATGCGGCCCTGATCGTCCAGCTCCATGTTGGTCAGATAGGGCACATAGGCCACGGTGCCGCAGGCAGCCTTGCGCTCCTGGTACTCGTTGCCCTGCACGGAGAAGTTCGCAGCGTTCAGGACGCTGCCGACATACTTGGCCGTGGGTGCGTCCTTGATGGTGATGCGGACCTTCTCATTGAGCAGCAGGTCGCTGATGTCCTCGCAGATCTTCTTGGCCATGCCGAGACTCTTGCGATGGCAGCGCTCATACTGCCCGGCGCCATGATAGACGCGGTACTGGTGGAAGCGTTTGACGTTCGCCCTGTACCAGCTGTCCCACATGGTGATCTTGCTGTAGAAGGAGCTGTCGATGGTGTCGATGCCCTTCTTTTTGAAATACTCGAAAATGTTCATTTTATGACTCCTTCCGGCTCCTCCTCTTTATCCCTAACGGGCAGGTAGTTCTTGATTTTCGACCACATTCCCATGACCAGGTAGCGGATGGCGTCCATGCCATGGTCGTCCTGCTTCACGGGCTCCTCGCGGCCCCTCTCGATGCTTTTCTTGTCGTACTCATAGAGACCGAACTCCCGGACGGCGTTCTCCTGGTCTGGCGACACGGTCATCATCTTGAAGGTCAGGAGCTTCTGCACTCGGGAGATCCCCAGCGCCACGTCGTTCTCGGCGTCGCGGATCAGCACGTTGTAGCCGATGCCCCTGGTGGCCCGCTTGATCTCCTCCATCAGACCACGGGCCGAGGGGTCGATGAAGGTATAAAAATAGCTGCATGAGTAGGTCTCATGCAGCTCGTCCAGGAACTCGACGAAGTCCTTGGCGTATTCGCTCGGGCTTTTCTGCGTGCCGGACTCCCGGCCGCTGTGATAATATTCGCCCAGGCCTTCCAGCCGGTGCAGCGACTCATTGAGCCCCGCCGCCTGGTAGGTGGTGGCGTTCTGCTGGCCATAGTCCACGCCGACGCCGATGATCCGGTAGCGATCCTGCGACGGTCGGGCGATGGAAGCATCGCCGAACATATAATAGATCAATTCATCGACGCCGATGGAGAGCCCCAGCCAGAGCCAGCGCCACTGCCGCTCGTCGAGCTCCCGGAGGATCTCGGCGGACTCGATCAGCTTGGCGCCCAGCCACTCCGGAGGCACGTCCCGGTAGTCCACGTGGACGTGGATGCAGTCCGGGCGCTTCTCCATCTTCCGGCACCAGGTCACGACCGGCGCGTTGGGGTTTTTGGGCGGGTTGTAGAGGTAGAGCATCTGGAAGCCCTCGGCGTTGCCTCTGATGAAGGTCGCCTCGATGTTCTGGAGCTCGTCCTCGCCCTCGCCGTCGGTGAAGAACTCGCTGACCTCATCCAGCAGGACGATCTTGATGGGCTTGTTCTCGTCGATGATGCCCTTGGTGTCGTCTATGCTGTCGGATCCGGTGAAGTAGATGGTGTTCCCGTTGGCCTTGTAGGTGATTTCCATGGGGCTCACGGTGATCTTGAACAGCCGCTCGTCGAGGCCCAGCCTCTTGATGGCTCGCTTGATTTCCTTGTAGACCGTCTTCCGGAGCTTGTTGTGCCGCTTGCGGATGACCACGGCAGAGCAGTCCGCCTCGCTGACGATCTTATACACGACCTCGATGGCAGCCTCTGAGGACTTGGTGCCCGCTCGGCCGGAGGTCAGGATCTTGTGGGTGTGTTCCTTATCGTTGAAGACTGGCCAGAACTTCCGGATGATGAGGTCACTGATGCGGGTCGTTTGTGTCATTGATGATTACCACCTTTCCGACCTGATCCGCGCCGTCATTGATCCGGGACTTCAGCAGCTGCACACGGGCCTTCTGTTCCTCGGTGGCTGCCTCCCAGTCATTGTGCAGCATCTCGTCGTACTGCTTGATCAGGCTCCGGAGCGTGTCCATCGCCCGGGCCTGGGCCTTCATAAAGTTGGCCTGCTTGTCCCAGGCCTGCTGCACTTCCCACTTCTCGCCCCAGGACTCGGCGCCGCTGCGGTCCTCGATCTTCTCGATGGTCTTGTCTTCGGCGTCCTTGACGTAGGCGATCTTCTGGGCCCGGAGGATGGCCGTGTAGGAGAAGCGGATCTGGTCCCAGAGCAGATCCAGCGGATCGGCGTCCTGGATCTCTCCGAAGATCTCCAGCGTCTCCTCCGGTAAATACTTGGAGTAGAAGCCGAACTTCTCGGCCCTCTTGTTGCCCTTTGGTGCGGCCCTGTTTCTGTTGCCGGGCTGGCCGCCTCGTTTGCGAGCGTTCGGTTTTTCAGGTTGCGAGCGCTCGCTATCCCATTTATATGTGCACTTCCATCGTCGGACAGTTCCCTCCGGGATGTCCAGCTTCCGTGCTATTTCAATTAGTTTGAGGCCCTGCTGGTAGAGTGCAAGGGCCTCGTCTACCTTCGAGTTCCTTGCCTTGGGCATGACCTCGCCGCCTCCTTATTCGGTGTTTTGTATAGAAAGAGAGCAGGCCACTGCCTGCTCTCACAATTCCACTCTACCAGTATAACACATTCTGGTTTGCAATGTTCGCCGACTCTCTAAAAGTCGTTCAGAAGCTCGTCCTCGGCCTCCTGGATGCGTTTCTCAGCGATCTCGAAGTATTGGTCGGACAGTTCCATCCCGATGAAGCTCCGGCCGGTTTTAACGGCTGCCACGCCGGTGCTGCCGGATCCCATGAAGGCGTCCAGGACAGTGCCGCCCGGGGGACAGATGGTCAGAAGACTCTCCAGCAGCTCCACGGGCTTCTCAGTCTGATGGAAGCGCTGCTTCGGCGCCACAATGGGGACGTGGTAGACGCCCGGCATGGCCTTGGTGCCTTTGGCTGCCTTCCAGTCAATAGGCAGGTCGCCGTTGGAGCACCAGACCACGAACTCGCAGTCGTTCCGGAAGCGTCCCGGCTGGTTTCTGCTGATGCCTTTGTCCCATACGACGACGCCCCTCCACACCCAGCCGGCCATCTGCACGGCGTCCGTCATCGCGGGGAGGTTTCTCCAGTCCACGAACATCTCCAGGATCCCCCCCTCCCTGGTCTTTTGCCTCAGCTCGCTGCACACCCATCGCATGAAGGCCGTGAAGCTCCGCTGGTCCATGTTATCGCCGGAGAAGGCCGGGAGCCTGGCGGCTCCGTTGAAGTCGTTGTCGGTGTACTTGGCCGTCGTGCTGGCCTTGCGGTCGCCGGCATGAGTTCCGCCGGAGGAGTAGGGAGGATCGCAGAGGACCAGGTCCACGCTGCCAGGCTCCACCTCTTTCAGCATTGCCAGACAGTCGCCATGCAGGAGTCGTATCATCCCAGCACCTCCCCTAAATGTTCGACGCCGCTCTTGCGGTAGTAGTAGGCCCGGCGGATGCTGTAGTGGATGGTCTCAGCCACCTGAGACATCGGCGCCCGGGCGATGTAGAACTCAGTCAGGACGACCTTCTCCGTGTCGTCCTCCAGCTTCTCGATGGCGTTGCTGATCTTCAGGATCAGCTGGGCCTTCTCATGCCTCAGCTGCTCGATCTCGTGATCCAGCTCGTCAACTCTGGCCAGGACGTTGGCCATGCTGTCGGTCGGTGAGCTCTGGACGCGGTCCTTGTCATACCTGACGGCGCCCGGCAGCAGGCAGGCCCTCAGCTCGTCCCGCTGCATCTCTTTCCGTCTGATGATGATCTCCTTGCGGCGGATCTGCATCAGGAAGTCATAAGTCTCGTTTAATTCCATGGCAGCGTCACCTCCTTCGCCAGAAGATCTTCCAGGGTGACGACGATCTTGTCAGCGCCCAGGGCGAAGCCCAGCTCGCGGTTGGCGCCTCTGGAGTTCTCCCATCCGGGAAGCTGCACCAGGTAGTCAGCAGCAGACAGGAGAGCCAGATCGACCTGCATGATGCCCTCGTAGCCCATCTCCTCCACGGGGAGGGCGTGGTCGAGCTCGGCGGGGTTAATGACGACGTAGCCCAGCTCCTTCAGTGCGACGGCAGCCTCAGCGAACTGGCGCCGGTAGTTCTTGTGGCCCGTGATGGGGCCGCTTAAATATCCGATCATTTTCTTCTCCTTTCTCGGGTCTTTATTTTCAACTTGACCAGGGTCAGTCCGGTCTCAGTGAGTTCTCTCTCAGTAAATCGAAGCTGTGAGCGATGCAGCTCCAGGTTTTCGGCGTTGCTGATCAACATCAGGTTGTCGATGTCCAGATCCTCCTTGTCGCCGTTTTTGAAGCTGACCATCATGCCCTCCGGGATGGGGCCGTTGTGCTCCTCCCAGATCACTCGATGCAGGAACTCCCAGCGATCCCACTGGCTGCCGTCCATCTGCTTCTTCCGGAGAAGATAGCCGTCGGTAGTCTTCACGATGGAGCCGACTGGCAGCAGGTTGGCCGGAGTGTGACCAGGCTGGAAGCGGGTGGCCTTGGTGCGCTCGATAGCCTCCGGGCTCATGTAGTCGGTCTGCTTCTTGCCCTTTGTCCAGGGTGTGGATCCCTTTTTGAAGCGGGTGTTCAAGTTGGAGACGATGCCGTGGTTTTTCTTAAAGGCTCGGACCTTGACCGCGTCAATGGTGCCGGCACCGTAGCGCTCGTTCACCAGTTCGGCGATCTGGTAGACCGTGCGGCCCTCTGCCACGCTGCGGATGAAGTCCTCCATCCCTTCAGGATAGACCGGGCTCCAGCCCTTCGGCTTGCCGCATTTCGTCCCGGACTTCAGTCCGTGATTGTGTTTGTAGCTGTGCATCATGGTCTCGGTGAAGGCGGTGCCCATTTCCCGATTGGTCAGCTCTGCGAGCTCCTTGCAGGTGCGGCCCTCGACGTTGGCCGCGATGAACTGATGCACCTCTGGCGGGTATCTGTTAGCCATTTTTCACCTCCAGCATCGGCGGCAGCACCTCCCGGGCGTCCTTGCGGTCGTAGCCGTACTCGGCCATGTGCACCATGGTCTTGTAGGCCAGCTCCGCGTTCTGGATGATCTGGGTGGCGACTTTGGTCATGCCCTCGGCACGCCTCAGCTCCTTCTCCAGCTGGGCCTCGTCCAGATCGTCATCGTTCAGACGCTCCAGCTGTTCAAAGAGGTGGTTGTTGAGATCTGTCAGTGTGTTCTTCATTGTGTTCTCCTTTCCTTCAGTGCAGCCATCAGAGCCGCCTGGCTCATGTCTTTCTCCTGGAGGGCTCTCATGACCTGCTCGTCCACAGTGCCCTCAGCGATCAGGTGGTGGATGATGACCGGCTTGTCCTGGCCCTGCCGGTAGAGGCGGGCGTTGGCCTGCTGGTAGAGCTCCAGGCTCCAGGTGAGGCCGTACCACACGATCACATGGCCGCCTTCCTGAAGGTTGAGTCCGTAGCCCACGCTGGCCGGGTGAGCCAGGAGCACCTGGACCCTGCCGGCGTTCCACTCTGCGATGTCCTCCGGGCCGTCCAGCGTCCGGGCTCCGGGGATCGCTGCCTTGATGGCAGCCAGGTCGTGCTTGTAGCTGTAGAAGATCAGGACAGGGCTGTCGGTGGTGTCGATGATCTCCAGCAGCGCCTCCAGTTTGGCGTCATGCAGCCGGACGACGTTGCCCTCGTGGGAGTAGACGCTGCCGTTGGCGATCTGGAGGAGCTTGGTCATGACGGCGGCTGCGTTCAGAGCGACCACGTCCTCGTCGTCAATGTGAAGCAGCTGCTCGGCCTCCATGGTCTTGTACTGCTTCATCTCCTGGGGGCTCAGCTTGACCGGGATCAGGTTGTCGATCCGCTTCGGCAGTGTCAGGTAGTCGTCGGCGCTCATGCTGATGCAGATGTCGCTGATGGCCGCCTCGATCTTTTCCCGGGATCCTCGAAGGGGCTCCCACTTGAACACGACGTAGCCGTTCCGGGCTCCCGGTCTGAAGTATTTCTCGCGGTAGGCGCCCAGGGTGTGGCCCAGTCGCTCGCCACGGTCCAGCAGGTAGATCTCAGCCCAGAGATCCATGAGGCCGTTGGCTGAAGGTGTGCCGGTCAGACCGACGACTCTGGAGGCCTTCGGGATGACCTTCTTCAGCGCCCGGAAGCGCTTGGCCTGCGGGTTCTTGAAACTGGAGAGCTCGTCAATTACGACCATGTCGAAGGGCCAGCCCTGCCGACACTGTTCCACCAGCCAGACTACGTTGTCCCGGCCGATGACGTAGATGTCGGCGTCCACGGCCAGGGCCCGGCGCCGCTGCTCCGGTGATCCCAGCACCTTGCTGACACGAAGGTGGCGGAGGTGGTCCCATTTGGCGTGCTCTCTGGTCCATGTGTCCTCGGCCACTCGCTTCGGCGCGATGACCAGGACGCGGTCCACCTCGAAAAGCTCATTGATCAGGACGTCGATGGCTGTCAGAGTGATGACGGTCTTGCTAACCGAGGCCCATCTCCAGGAACAGGCCGAAGCGCTTATTGTTGACGATCCTGTCTATCGCCTTCTGCTGATATTCGTGTGGGATGAACTTCATCGGGCACCACCTCCTTGTCGTTTTCTTTGTGCCATTTGGCGTGCTCGGCTTGGCTGCTGAACACGCGAAGGTTTTCGGGTCTGTTGTCTCTCTTGTCGCCGTTGATGTGGTGGACGACTTCACCAGGGAGCAGCGGACGGCCCAGGATCTGCTCGGCCACGATCCGGTGCGTGTGCCTGCCGTTGGTTTTCCGGTAGCTGTCGGTCTGGCCGGTGTTCAGACGGCTCAGTGCCAGCTTCTGCCGGACCTCTTTGGTCATCCGGGTCGGGTTGAGTTCTGCGTTCATCTTTGCCATGTGACACTGGCGACTGCAGAAGTGCTCCTGGGATCTGGCCCAGTGGCTCGGCGGCATACTTATGGGGGCGCCGCAGTGGTCGCAATTTCCATATACCGGCATTATCCGATCACCTCCCAGATCCAGGCTCGCGCCTCCTTCATGCCTGCGATCACTGCCACGTTGCAGCCCAGCTTCCGCAGCTGCTCTATCTGCCACTTCTGGATGGCCGTGGGCTTCTCACCCTCGCGCTTCAGCTCTACAAACCATACCCGGCCACCCGGTAGGACGGCGATCCGGTCGGGCACGCCGTCGTTCCCGGGGCTTGTGAACTTCATAAACTTGCCGCCCATTCTCTCGACCGACCTCCGAAGGCCGCTCTCTATGTCTCGTTCTCGTTTTTCCATCTTTGGATCCTCCGTAACAACTATTCACTCTCGCGCGTATATGTCTGTGCGGGCGCTCTCGGGCGCGGTTTTCGTTGTCTATATTCAAATAATTAAAATATTAGGGTTTTCTTTGTTACCTTGTTACCTTGCCGAAAATATCGAGGTTTTTGGTGGTAACAACAACTTGATAACAAGCGGTTGTTACCTTGTGAGCCTCCAACCGTGCACGGGTAACAACTTAATCGTTACCCGTGCTCCGGTGGTAACAACGCTGCGGGCCATAGCCTGGCACCTTTTCCAGCTTGCTGCCGCTTTTCCAGCCGCCGATCCTCAGCAGCATGGTCTTGATCCGGTCGCCATCCTGCCGCGTAAAACGGGCCCACGGAAGTCCCAGGCACTCGCAGTAGATCTCCTTGGTGCTGACTCGCGTGCGCTGCATCGTGCCCTCGATGGTAGGGCTCAGGACGTCACGCTGCTGGAAGTAGTCCACGCGCTGACTCAGATCCCAGTTGTACCAGTCCGCCGGCAGCAGGGTGTCCAGATACTCGGCCACCTCGCCCTCGCGCTCGTCGAACTCCAGGGCGTTCAGCTGCATCCTCGCTGCCTCGCGCTCCAGCTCGTAGTCCAGGTAGGTCGTCTCGCCCTCAGCCACGAAGATCATGGCCTCGGCCCAGATCTGGGCGCGGGTTTCCTCGGTCATCTCCCAGACGCTGAGGCGGCCCTTCTTCACGGGCACGGGCCAGAAGCGCCGGTTGCCGGTAGTATCTCTCAGGAAGCCGTCGGTGCTGTTAGTAGTGCCGCAGATGATGCAGGTCCTCGGGTGGCTCTGCACCACGCGGCCGTATGCTGCACGGTAGGCGTCGTCCTGACGGCTGAGGAAGCCCTTGACGATGTCGATGTCGGCCTTGCGGGTGCCCTGCATCTCGCCGATCTCCATGATCCACTTGCCCTGGAGCTTTTCGGCTGCGGTCTTGTCCCTGGTGTCGGCCAGGCTGAGGGAGTCGTCAAACCATTCGCCGCCCAGCTTCCGGAGCAGGGTGCTCTTGCCGATGCCCGGAGGGCCGTCGAGCACGAGCATGGTGTCGAACTTGCACCCGGGCTGCAGCACGCGCTGGACAGCTCCGACCAGAGTCTTGCGGGTCACGGCTCGGGTGTAGGCGGTGTCCTCGGCGCCCAGGTAGTCGATCAGCAGCGTGTCCACTCTGGCCACGCCGTCCCACTCCGGCAGCGCCTGGATGTATTCCCGCAGGGGATTGAAGTGCCGGTCGTCGGCCACCTTGGTCAGTGCCGTGACGACGGCCGAGTTGGTGAAGCGGGACTGGTAGACTCTGTTCATGTACGCCAGGAGCTGCGCGTCGTCGGCGTCTCTCCAGGTGCCGCCGTCATTTCGCCATGGCAGCGGCCCGGTCTTTTCGATGGCCTGCTTCAGATCGTTGTAGGCGATGTTCTGGAGGCCTTCATCATGCTGCACGATCAGCACGGCATTGACGAGGGTCGGGCAGACCTCCATCTTGGCGTTGCGCTCCAGCAGAAGGGCCCAGTCCTCCGGGGACTCCTCCAGCTGAGCGAACTCTTGGCGAGCGTTCGCCGCTTGTTCGCTCGCGGCTGTTCGTTTGCAGCCCTCGTCGTCTCTGGCCATGTCGGCCATGGCCTTGAAGCTCGGGAGGTCTTTGCCGCTCTTGCCTTCCTTGCCCTCGTCCAGATGTCCGAACTTGTGGATGCGGACCAGGTCGAAGGCGTTGGAGAGCTGGCCGCCGGCCGGGTCGGTGCTATGGTTGGAATAGGCGAAGACGTCGCCGTCATAGACCACGAGGCCGGCAGCAGTTGAGCCGGCTGCGTAGGTGTATCGGTCCTCTTTGGCCGTCTGGGTGTAGACGTCCGGTAGGAACTTGGCGATGGCCTCGGTGATGCTGTAGGTGCGGCAGAAAATACCGACGATGTGCTTTTTCTCACGAGGATCGCCCTGCCGGTCGGCGTCTCTTTTTCTGATGCCCACCATGCGGGACGACTCCGGCCAGTAGCTGGTGTCGGTCCAGTCCGGGTACTCGGCCAGGATGGAGTCGGCCGCCAGGAAGGGGGCGTCGTAGTATTGGAAGAAGGGCTCGACGTCCACGCTATGGCTCGGCCAGTACATCAGACGGGTCGGCTGGAAGGTGGAGTCGTCGAAGTAGTCGATGCCGATCTTCTCGGCGATCTTGCGGGCGATGGCCTCGTACTCGTCCGGCGTGACCTCTCTGTCGAGGGGCATGATCAGACGGTAGCGGGGCTTCGCCTTGGTGTGCTTATGTGTGGAGTAGACCGCCAGGGCGTTGTCGATCTCCAGGTTGTCGATGATGTTGTCCCAGAACTCGGCCGGAGGGAAGTCCAGGTCGAGGGTGAGCAGCTGGCGGGCCGTGACGTAGCCGGTCTTGCGGCGGCCATCCCTCAGATGACCGCCGACGAAGCCGCCGATGTCCTTGATCTTGTCCTGCTGCTCCTTGCTCATCTTCATGTACTCGGCGTGGGTCTCCGTGGTCTCCATGGAGCGGGAGAGCTTATTCAGGAGAGCCGCCCAGCTCATGGTCTTATTTTTCCAGGAGGTCTCGAAGCGGCTGCGGCCGGTCGAGATCAGGAGGTCGCCGTTGTGCTTGACCATGAACAGGGGCAGGGTGAGTTTTTCCGCTGTGTTGGTCATGGTCTCAGCACCTCCGCGTTCTGTCTTAATTTCTCAGCCGTGGCCTCAGCGGCCTCGAACTCGCGCTTTTTCTTCCGGAAGGCTGAGAGGGCTCCGGAGCGCTCGGCGGTCAGCTTCTTCAGCTGCTCCCGCTCCTCGTGCAGCCGTTCAGGGTAGCCCAGCTGTCGGGCCTTCTTCGGCTGCTCTTTGATGCAGGCCCGGAGGGTAGTGATCCGGCGCTTGGCCGTCTCGATCTGCGGCTCCAGGTCCGCCGCTTTTTGGTGGTGGTTTACTGCCTCGTTGGCGAGGCTCTTGCGGCCGTCCAGGATCTCCTGGGCGCGGCTCTCGCAGGCCCCGGCCAGCTGCATCCGGATGTCGTCCTGATGCTCAAAGTCCAGGGCGACCACCCGGAGGAGCTTCCGGATCCTGGCTGCACTTGTTGGGAAAAAGGCGTCCGGGTTGATGGTCATGTAGCCGGTCTCCCAGCATATAGTGATAGGCTCCATCGTTGTCCTCCTTGCTTTGTAGATAGTCTATAGCGGGGGCACGAGGCCCCCGGGATTTATGATAATTTGATCAGGAAAGCCGGGCGGACGCCGATGGAGTTCGAGGCGGCCCAGTAGCGGGCATAGCCGTCGAGGTGGACAATGCAGAAATTCGTCGCGGACCGGACGTACTTGTTCTGGAGCCATCCCCACTCGTAGCTCTCGCCCTTGCGTTCGGCGATGCGGTTGGCGCGTTCCTTCATCAGAGGCCACTGCTCGCAGTTGTCAGGCTCCACGGCGCCGGAGTTGTACCAGTCGTCGTGCCCGAACATCTCGCCATAGAAGGGCAGGCGGAGCAGGTCGCCGTTCTCGAAGGGCACCAGCTCCAGGGGCGCGAACTCGTCGAGGATCTTGCCGGTGTTCAGGTCCTTGCGGAGATCGCTGCCGTCGTAGCCGCCGGCGTTGGTGTTCTTTCTGTTCATCTGCATGGGCTTGTCGAGGTACTGATCCAGCAGGAACAGGGCCAGGCCCTCGCCGACCAGCTTCTGGCAGGTGGCGGTATAATGGCCGACCTCGATGCGGTCGCCGATCTGGATCTCGTTGGTGTCGATGGTCATGGTGCGGGTGATTTTCATTTGTGTGTCCTCCTTAGTCTTTCATGTAGAATGGTGTCTCGTAGCCGTCGCCCTTCAGAGGCAGACCAGGCGCCCAGGGGATAGGCTCAGCCATGCAGGCGTTGATCCTCTCCATGGCGCCGGTGTCCTCGATGGGACAGTCCACGATGATCTCGTCATGGACGTGCATGACGATGTTGTAGCCCAGAGCTGCGACCCTCTGCATAGAGATGGCCAGGCAGTCTCTGGCGGTGGCCTGGACGATGTTCTCGACCAGCTTGCCGCCGTAGGTCTCGGTCTCGCCCCACTGTTTCGTCTCCTGGTTGACGCCCATGTAGACAATGTGCTCGCGGCCGTCGCGGGGGTCGAGCTTCAGCCGGGTGTTCCAGTAGCAGAGCTTCCGGCCGCCCGGCAGCTTGATGAACAGGTTGCCGTTGATGTAGCCGAAGGCCAGGCCGTTCTTCAGCCGGACGGTGCGGTGCTCCTCGATGGCTGTCCGCGCTGCCAGCTCGCAGGTCCTCCAGAGCTTCACGGAGTTGGAGTTAGCCTGCCGCCACTGGTCCACGACGCTCTGGAGCTCGTCCTCCGGTATGCTGCCGCCCTTGTCCATGCGCTTCATGGCACCGACGCCGCCCTGGTAGCCGCAGGCCAGCACGGCGACCTTGCCCTTCTGGCGGAGGTGGCTGTTGGCTCCGTGCTTTTCCACGGGCACGTGGTACATCATGGAGGCGGTCTCGCAGTAGATGTCCTTGCCGTTGCGGAAGGCTTCCAGGACCCACTCCTCGCCGGCGAGCCATGCCAGGACTCGCGCCTCGATGGCGGAGAAGTCGGAGACGATGAAGCGGCAGCCCTCGGATGGGATGAAGGCCGTCCGGATCAGCTCGGAGAAGACGAAGGCCGTCTCGCCGAACAGGGTGCCCATGGTCTCGAAGTCTCCCTCGGCCGCCAGCTCGCGGGCCAGAGCCAGATCCGGCAGCGTGTTCTTGGCCAGGTTGTGCGTCTGCACCAGGCGGCCGGCCCAGCGCCCGGATCGGTTGGCGCCGTAGAACTGAAGGATGCCTCGCAGCCGGTGATCCTGGCAGTGTGCCACCAGCATCGTGCTGTACTTGGCCACGCTGGTCTTGCCCAGGGCGGTGCGGATCTCCAGCACTCTCCGGACGACGTCCGGGAGCTCCGGATCTCGCAGCGCCTCGGCGATGGTGTCCTTGGTGACGCTGGTCATCTCCACGCCCTGCTCTGCGAGCCAGCGCTTCAGCTGGGCCAGGCTGTTCGGGTTTTTCAGTCCGGTGAGCTCCTGGGCTTCCTCCTGGAGCTCCTGCCGGCGCCGGGTGTCATACTCGACGATCTTCTCGACCATGGGGATGTCGAGCGCCACGCCGTTGTCGTTCATGTGTTGGTCCAGAGCCCAGAGCTCCTGCTCTGACTCCGGTGTCTTGTAGATGGATAGCTTCCGTAGGATCTCCTGCTCGGTCACGACGTCCTGCCGGTTGTAGCCCTTGTAGAGCTGCCACTTGGCCGGGTCATGCTGCGGGAGGTTGCGCGTCCTCTGGCCGTTGGTCCGGGTCGGCTTGCACGGCTTCGAGAAGAACTGGATCAGGGCCTTGCCCTGGGGGTCCTTTAGCTTCTCGGGAGGAAGGCCCAGCGCCTCGCCGGCGCCTGCCAGATTGCCCGGCAGGCCCAGCGTCAGCGCCTTGACCATTGTGCAGCGCCACTCCTCTGGCGGCATGGGCTTCTGGAGCCACTTGGCCAGACAGGTGCGCTCGAAGTTCGCGTTGAAGGCGGTCTTGACGATCTGGGGATCGAGGAGGGCCTCGCAGAACTCGGCCATCATGTCAGGATCAGCATCGAAGCAGTCGATGGTCTTGACGTCGTCCTCGCCCCAGTCGTCGAAGATGTACGAGATGAGCAGGATGTCGAAGTCAGGCGCCTCCACGTAGGCGTAGACGCCCGCCTCGGTCAGATCCACGGAGCTATAGGTTTCTATATCCACGCCCATAACTCGGTGCATCTGTATGTCCTCCTTAGAAGTCCTCGTCGTCCTCGAAGTCGTCGCCGCCGAAGTCGGACTCGGCGGAAGCACGGGCAGCGCCCAGGCGGTCGTCGTCCTTCAGCTTCTGGATGTTATTCAGGCCGACGCCGATGCCCTTGTTGCCGTTGGTGTTGAAGGGGAAGAAGTTGATGGAGGCACGGCCCCAGCAGCCGGAGTAGACCTCGTCGGGATCCAGGATCTCGTTCAGATCCTTGTCCACGATGCCGGGCTTCTGGGTGCTGTTGCAGTTGAGGAAGTACATCCCCTCGTACTCAGGAGCCTCGTCGGCACGTTCGGCGTCGCCGTCGCGCAGGGGCAGCTTCAGGTTGGCAGGCTTCTTGCCGCCCCACTTGGAGCTGATGCCGTCCTGGACAGCTGCGTCGATGGCTGCCTTGATCTTCTTGATGGTGGCCTTGTCCTCTTTAGGGATCAGCAGGCACACGCTGTACTTGGCGTCCTGGCCAGCCTGGAAGGCGCGGCTCTTGAAGATGTTCACATAGCTGAAACGAACTTTTCCGGTGATAACTTTGGTAGTAGACATTTTATAATCCTCCTTAATTTAGAACGGCGCGACCTCGTCGTCGCCGGTGGTGAAGTCGGCCTTGGCCGCTTCGGTTGTGTTGATGGCTTCGCGTTTATCAGACTCCGGCACGAGGACCGGCTTGCCTGCGGGTTTGATCAGCAGGTCGCCCAGGGTGGCGGCCAGTTTCTTCTTGCCGACGAGCTTCTCCATCTCGGTGATGCCGTAGAGCTTGCGCTGGTAGAGCATCGCCTCGTCGAAGCCGGCGGCCTTCAGCTTGTCGGCCACCTGGATCTCGTCGGCGTACTTGCGGTTGCTGCGGCCTTCGACCAGCTTCCAGCCGTCGAAGTGCTCACCGGCCAGGGCCTGCTCCAGAGCGTACTCGCTGACCTCCTCGGCCCACTTCTTCAGGTGGTCGGCCTTGGCCAGCACTTCGCCGATCTCCTCGTTGGAGAGCAGCGGGGGCTTCTGGAACTCCATCCGGGCCAGCTCCAGGTTGAACTCTGCACGCTTGCGGCAACGGGCCTTCGCCGGGCAGAAGCGGCACCAGTCGCCCGCCACGAAGTAGTCGGAGCCCTCCATGGCCATGATGGCGCGGGGCGTGACTTCCTCCTCGCCCCAGAGCAGCAGCTCCTTCAGGATCACGACCTCGCTGTCCACATGGTCGAGGCGGGGCTGGACGACCGTGGTCTTCACGGTGTCGAAGTCGTAGAGATCGCCGAACAGGGCGACCGCGCCCAGACCATAGAGACGGAACTGCGGGTTGTTCTTGGCCTCGACCTTGACGCCTTTGCCGTACTTCAGGTCGATGACCTGGATCATATTGCCGCCGATGATGACGGCGTCGGAAGTGCCGAAGCCCTCCGGGATCCACTGGGTCAGATCGAGGCGCTGCTCGATCATCAGCTCGGCGCCTTCGCCGGCTGCGGCGAACTCCTCCAGGACGGTGTCCACATAGAAGTCGGTGGCCTCGTCCATCTCGCCGTTGTAGTAGTCGTCCTGCTGGATCTTGGCCAGGCGCTTCTTGTACTGGGCGTCGGTGATCTCATGCAGGACGTGGCGGAGCTTCAGCTCGGCCAGGTTGTGGGCGACTGTTCCCTCGTCGGCGTAGCTGCTGGAGCCGGGATCCGGGCACTGATCAGACAGAGCGACGGAGCCGGGGCAGTTGATCCAGCGATGCGCGGCCGACGCGGAGCAGCGGGCGTGTTTACTCGGCATTGGTTTCCTCCTTTGCTGCTTCCATGAGCTTCGGCAGGTCGGCCAGATCGACCTCGGTGAGCTTGCCCTTGCCGGTGAGCTCGTTGATCAGTTCGGCGGCGCGGTTGCGGCCGCATTTCTTATTGAGGGCGGCCAGCTGCTTGCGGACAGCGATGCGGAAGTCCTCCGTCACCTTTGCAGGCTGCTCAGGCTCCGGATCGGGCTCAGGAGCGGCCTCAGCTTCCGCCTGGGCGGCCTTCTGGGTCTTCTTGGTGTTGTTCTTAGGCTTAGGAGCTTCAGGTGCTTCCTGGGCCTCCTGGGGCGCCTCCTGGACGGCCTCAGCAGGTGCAGGCTCCGGGGTGATCTCAGGCTCGGCCTGAGCGGGTACTGCGACGAGGGAAGGGGACGCGATGCCCATGTATTCCTTGAACTCGTCCAGACTTTCAAATTCGACTTTGATCTTCATGGTTTGATTTTCCTCCTTAGCTGTGATATAATTGGGGTGTGTTCTTCTGGGGCTCCGGGGCTTGTCTCCGGGGCCTTAGTTCTTTTGTGCTGCCATGTTTCTCGCCTCCTTCTTGGCCTTGACCGTTTTCGGGTCCAGGCGGATTATGTAGAGGCCGGCGCCGCTGCGGTAGATCTCGAACAGATCGCCCAGGGGATCCTTGCGTCTGAACGCCTGGATGGCGCCGAGCCGTCTCTTTGCTTCTTCCGGGGTGTCGTACTCGATGGCCATGTTTTTCTGGGTTCCTTTCAGGAAGCTCTCGATGGCAACGAGATCCTCACTCCTCTGGCCGCCTCTGAACGTCTTGCGCTCGGGCAGCGTCACGTTGTAACTGATTTTCATAGCATCCTCCTTATGTTCTCGTATGTGATGGTGTCGCCGTAGGTCATGCCATCGGTCCCGGGGATCGGGTCCTCCAGGCTGACCGCTTGGATCCGGCGGCTGCGTTTTGCATATTCGCCTCCGATGGCCGACTGCATGGCCTTGAAGGCGATGGTCTTGAAGCTGTAGTAGTGAAGCTCCAGCTCGGTGTGCCAGCGTCTAACGGAGCGGAGATAGCGGAAGATCACGACGTCATACCAGTCGTCGACCGGCAGCTGCCTGATCCGCAGGTACTCCAGGACGAGGTGATGGTGCTGGACTGCGAAGGCTTGCTCCTCCGGTGTCAGAGGCTCCTGGCTCATGCCCCCCCCCCGCCTAACTGCCACGGGTGTCCTCCTTGTCTTCGGGAGCTTCCGGCGCCTCGTCTTCGCTCTCCATGCTCCGCAGGATCGCCCGGTAGGCTGAACGGGCCAGCATCGTCAAGTCAATTTCATTTCCCATGATGGCGCCCTCCTCATTGCGGTGTCCAGCTTCTGCCGTTGCAGATGAAGTAGTCGGCGGCCGGGATGTAGCTCTCCAGGATCAGAGCGGTCGGGCTGCCATCATGGCTGCAGCAGGCGTCACAGATGTGGTCGCCTTCGCCGATCGGTTGCATATTGGCGCAGGTCTCGCAGCACTTGAAGGGTTCCGGCTTGCGCTGTCTGTTCTTTCTTCCCATGTGTGTCCTCCTTTGAAAAAGTAAGCTTAAAGTTTACTTAGAATGTAAAAAAAATAGCTTCCACTGTGGTCTTGAAGTACGCGGCCAGGGCCATCTTGGTGCTGTCAGCAGGTACGCGCTCCCCGCGCTCGAACTGAGAGATGGCCATGGCGGTCACGCCCACGGCTTCGCCGACCTCTTTCTGAGTACGGGAGCCGCGCAGAGCGCGGAGTCTCTCACCGATGGTCTGGGCGTCGATAGTCTTTGCGGTCATGCTTTGCCTCCTTCCTTTGTTAGTGCTGGACCTTCTGGCTCTTGGTCTGGAGCTTCAGCCAGAGCTTCATGGTGTCGCGGGTCAGATAGAACGAGCCGCACACGGCGATGAAGTGGTCGAGATAGGTGTGGACCACCTCGCCCTCGATGACGTACTTGGCGCCGATCCAGCAGAGCTCGAAGGCGACCAGGGTGCCCAGCAGGCAGGCGAGGTAGTTGGAATAAAATTTGAAGCGGGTCATGGTTGTGTGTCCTCCTTTTCTCCGGTGGTGGCCAGCAGGTCGCACCACTCAATAAATGCTCGTAATATGGGGTTGGTGTTGCCCTGGTCTGCCCAGCCGGCGAAGCCGATCCAGCCGTCAGCGTTGAAGCTGATGCACTCGCGGCGCTCGAAGTAGTGGCTATTGACATACAGGAAGCAGCTGATCAGGGTGCCGTTGGTCTTCCGTTTGAGGTCGATCCGGCGGCTCAGGTACATGGAGCCCATCGAGGTCTCGCAGTCTGCGTTGGCCTTCTTGATGTGCTTGTTCAGGAGCATGACCAGGGTGAGGATGTCGCCCTCAGTCACGTCGGCGTAAGTGAGGCCCTTGCTGGCGAAGTAGTCCCGGGCCTCGTTATTGGTGCAGACGGGGAGGATCCCCGTCTTTCTCATATATGCGCCCATCAGTCCGCCACCTCCTTGCAGCTGGGTGACTTTCCCGTGGTCAGCCATGCAAGCCAGCAGGCGCGGCAGCTCTGCTCGTCGCAGCGCACCTCGCTGAAGCCCTGGGGGAAGGGCGGGCAGGCGCCGGAGATCAGATCGGCCAGCTCGCCAGCTGTGGCGTCGGAGCGCTTCAGGAGCTCGATGCCGGGGACCGGAGCCCCCAGCTGTGTCTCTCCGGAGGTGATGGCCTCGGCGGCCACTCGCTCCATGGCGTCGATGAACGCCTTGCGCGGGATCGAATTGCGGTACTTGTCCAGCACGGTGCTGGTGATCCTGGTGATGGTGGAGATCTTGCTCATGATCAGCCCTCCCTTGTCATGTAGTCGTAGAGCTTGGCCTTCAGGCGGATGACCTCGGCCTCGGCTGCCTCAGCTCGGCGCTGGGCCTCTCCGGCACGGTTGGCCAGGTCGCCGATGGACTCGCAGCCGCGCTTGCTGTCTTCCAGCAGCTCCTGGATGCGGGCCTTCAGCTTGGCGATCTCGGCGTCCTTCTCCTCAGCGACCGCATGAGCGGCAGCATGAGCGGCCTCGTAGTCCTTCACGGACTCGGCCAGCTTGTCCTCCAGCTCTGCGGCGCGCTTCTCAGCGCGGCGGACGCGGTCGGCCATGGAGCAGCCCCAGTCGTTCTCGATGTTCTCAGCAGCGAGGTCGAAGCAGCCCTCGAAGGCGGTGGCCAGGTAGGACTCAGGGCCGAGGGTGTCGACGATCTGGCGGATCTTGGCCAGAGCATCGCGCTCCTGCTGCTTGGTGGCCTGGGCGTCGGTACGGACGAGCTCGACGCTGACGATGACGCCGGTGCCGTGACGGTAGCACTCGTTGAAGTCCTTGCGGGCCTGCTTCTCGGTGGCAGCGGTGAAGTGGTCAGCGCCCTGGGTGCCGTTCTCGCGGGTGAAGGTGATCTTGTAAATATTCATTGTGTGTCCTCCTGTTCGGTGGTGTTTACTTTGCTTTTCTCTTGCGTAAACTCATAGTTTACATTGACTATAATAAACTCTTAGTTTATAATTGTCAAGAGGAAAATAAACATTTTTTTCAGGGGGACAGATTTATGGAGTTTTCTCAGATTGTTAAATCATTAAGATTAGAGCGGGGCTGGTCCCAGCAGGACGTGGCCGACCGCGTTGGATTGAATAAAATGACCATTTCCCAGTATGAGAACGGAAAGCGGAAGCCGAGCTTCGAGATGATCGAGGCCCTGGCTGAGATCTTCCACGTCGACATGAACTACTTGCTGGGCTTCACCGATAAGATCGAGAAGCCGGCCGGCGACGAGACAGATCCCGCTGCCAATAAGTTCCTGGCCGTCACGCTGGCCGAGATCGACCTGATCGAAGCATACCGGCACGCCGGCGCTGAGACTCAGGCAGCGATCAGAGCGATCCTGCACATCTAACAGATCCCCAGAGAGGAGCGTGAGGCCATGCGTGGCGTTATTTATGCCAGATACTCACCAGGCCCCCGGCAGACTGAGCAGTCCATCGAGGGCCAGGTGGCAGATTGTAAATATTATGCAGAGGAGAACGGGATCGACATCATCGAAGTGTATGCCGACCGGAAAGTCTCCGGCAAGAGTGTCGTCGGCCGTGACGAGTTCCAGCGGATGCTGCGGGACGCTGAGAAGGGCCGCTTTGACTGCGTCATCGTCTGGAAGATCGACCGCTTCGGCCGTGATCGCCAGGACATCGCCCTCGGCAAGCTGACTCTGAAGCGCTCCGGCGTCAAACTGCTGTATGCGAAGGAAAGCGTCCCGGAGGGCCCGGAGGGGATCATCCTGGAGAGCGTTCTGGAAGGTCTGGCCGAGTATTACTCCGCCGACCTCCGGCAGAAGGTCATCCGAGGCATGAAGGAGACCGCGAAGAAGGGCCAGTATTGCGGCCAGTCTCTGCCCATCGGTTACAAGGTGGACGCCGAGCGTCACATCATCGTCGACGAGCGAGAGGCTGCCGCTGTCCGGGAGGCCTTCCGGATGCACATCGCCGGCGGCCAGCTCCGGGACATCGTCCAGATGTTTGCCGACCGTGGGATCATGGGCAGACGCGGGAAGCCGGTCTCCAATGCGGTCGTCTATCGTATGCTGCGGAATAACAAATACCTGGGCGAGTTTTACATCCAGGACGTGAAGCTGAATGTGGAGCCGATCATTGACCAGGCGACCTTCTTGGAGGCGGCCCAGCATTTCAAAACGAGCCGTAACAATGCGGCGGGGAGGGCGAAGGTGAACTATTTGCTGAGCTGTAAAATGTTCTGCGGGTATTGCGGCTCGATGATCAATGCAGAGACCGGCACCGGGAAGCTGGGGAAAGTGTACCGGTATTACAAGTGCGGAGACAAAAAGCGCGGGAAGGCCTGCGAGCTGAAGCCGTTCCCGAAGGACCAGCTGGAGGACGCGATCATCCTGGCCACGGTGAACGATATGCTGACCGATGACATGATCGAGAAGCTGACCGTCCGGATCCTGGAAGTCCAGGAACAGGAAAACGCCGACGATCCCGTGGTGGGATTGCG